CGAGAGCTAGAAGCAATGGTAGAAGCTTTGTCAGTTCCGTTAATCACCCTACGAGCATTAACATAGTCAATCTTCGTGTCTGACAGATAGTCAGACAATTTCTTCCCCGTGAACCAACCTTCCGTAGTGCCTAGAACCAGAATCTTAGCAGCTAGGTCAGGACGAAGAGCAAGGTCAGGGGAACGAATGAAGTCAACACCAAGCTTCGTGGAAGCTTTCTGGTAGTTGGCTCTCCCAGTAATCTGGACAAACCCCCTCCCACGATACAGATAACCATCCCCATCTTTCTCAGGAGTGTTGCCCAAGTTCTTGGCCAACGTTCCTACATCGTATTTATCAAAATACTTCACCCCACCATACTCTGTAATAGGTTGCATGGTGTGAGCTGTCTCGTGATACGAGGTAGCAAGGAGGTAGGCCACCTGTTGCACAGGGAGGGCTTTGGTAGCCAAAAGGAGGGCTTTCACCCCCTCCTTCTGACTATCTTTCGTAATCAACGCCTTCGTCTTCTCAAACAACTTACTGGTGTCGTAAGAAGGCTTCAAGGCTATCAAGCTTTGCAGAAATTTTAGAAAAGGATTCACGATTATCCAATCTGATTGCTTCTAGCTCTCGCGTGTGCATTTCCTTTGTCCCCTCTAATTGAGAACGTAGGATAGCGATTTCCACCTCGTGAGACTGTTGGTTTCTTAGAAGGTAGGCAATTACACCCGCCGCAGGAATGATGCCGTAACGGAGGGCAAAATCTACAAGATTCAGGTCCGCCATGTTATGCCATCGCGGAAAGGCGAACCCGCCAGTTAGCGTTGGTGAGTGCAGTGGGGGCACCAGTGGACTTGTCAGGGACCATAAATGCGTTAGCTGCGTTCGTGTATTGCATCGTCAGGTTTGTAGCGTCCATCAAGATAGCGCTATGACGATTGGTCGCTGTATTTGTGCTATTAAGGGATACCGAGATAACATCCCCCACAGAATAACCAGCTTCCACCGTGGTGCAAACCAGCGACACTGTGACAAGAGCAGGGACAACCCCCAACCCGTGTGCCGTTGCAGCCGTCCCACCAGATGTAATAGTCAAATTCCCGGACGTAAAGATACGAGCAGAAATTTGAGCCGCTGTCCTCAAAGGAGTCATAGCTTTTGTGTTGATAGTGCCAGCTTGAGCTTCAGCGTTGGTAGCAATATCAAGAGCAAATGTGGGATTGCCGGAGACACCATCACCATTTGTCACTACAACACCTGTGCCACCAGTCATTGTCCGAGACACAGCCGTTGTGGCGGAGGTCAGGGCAGGGAAGGCTGTGGAAAGGCCAGCGAGTGCTGTAAGTGTGGCGTCAAAAGCTTGGACGTTTGTGCCAATTGCAACACCCAAAGCTGTTCTAGCAGCCGCTGCTGTGCCTGCACCAGTCCCCCCAGATGCAATATCAATCGGAACATCAGAGGTGAGGCCAGAGCTAAAAGCGGCTACGCCAGAGGCCCTGTTAATTGTGAAGGGGAAGTCAATAACCCCACCAGCGTCATCATGCCGATAGATTGCAAAATTGGAGCCTGAATTAGCACCTGTGCCAGCCCCAATCACAACATCCGTTGCTGTAACATCCGTGAAGTCACCTGTAGACTTAGTTGTTGCGCCAATAGGCACACCGTCAACGGCTCCACCAGTAATTGCCACAGCATTGGAGTTTTGTGTAGCAATGGTCCCAAGGCCCAAAGCTGTTCTGGCACCAGAAGCCGTTGTAGCCCCTGTGCCACCAGAGGTGACGGGGAGCGGAGAAGAGAGGGCAAGGTTAGCTAGTGTGACGGCACCAGTGGAACGTTCGATTGCCACCGGGGAGTCAATCACTGTCCCCGCATCGTCATAACGAGAGATGCGGAAGTTAGAACCTGCATTAGCACCTGTTTCAGCTTCGTTATTAGCTGTGGCAGCCCACCGTCTATTTCCCGCTGTCCTGAAAGTGATGGACCGTTGAGTTGCAGCCGCCCCATTAACATACACATCAACAGAGCCTGTCCCGTCCCCAGCTTTCAACGAAGTGAAAGTCCCTGCAACAGGTGTAGTTTGACCAATGGTCGTGTTGTTGATTGTCCCGCCAGAGATAGCTACAGTTGTGGCAGCCAGTGTCCCAGCCGCAAGGGCTGTGGTTGTCACAAGAGCTGTGGTAACACTTGTTGTGGCGGATAGGGTGTCTGCATAGGTGTTCCCTGAAAACCAGCCATCTTTGAATTTCAAAGAAGCTGTCCCCAGAGAAAGGATGTCTGTAGTTTTAGGTGTGGCGGTAGAAACCCCCACCACAAAATTCTGAGAGGGGCCTACAACCGTAATAGGCGACCCCTCTCCCGCAGAACCATTGTGGGTGTGGCCAGAAGCTGCATCAAAAGCTAGTTCTAGAGCGTTATACTCCGAGTTAAGGGGGGCTGCTTCCACGACATTGCCTGTAGCAATTTCATGGGTGACATCTTGTCTCGTATATCCGTTAGACATCAAGTCCTCTCGTTATTTCGGTATTCAAGTGTAAGGAAGTTAATGTTAAAAGGGGAACTGATAGACTTATTGTAGTAACGGAAAGAGATGGTTTTACCACTCCCAAGAATGTTGTTTGTCACAACTTCCTCTTCCAACTCGCTAAACACGGACGTGCCATAGATAGTAGAGGGAGAGCCATACAAATTAGCCCCCTGCCCAACACTTAGGGTAAAGGATGTAGCAGGATTGGCGACAGACTCATAATCTACCAACATACTCGCGGTAATATCCACTGGTCCAGTGGGGGTTACATACAAGTGATGTTTGTAGAGGGTTTTCCTAACCAGTGGGTCAGAGATTGGCATGAAAGGGGTTTGAAACACAGCCTCAACTTGCCCACCATCAAACGTAGACCCAGACTCTGCACGATATACAAACCCTGTATCAGACACAAACAACACTGTTTCAGCCACTGTGTCAGAATATTTACTACAATCCGCGACTTTCATACCACGAATTTTAGCCCAAGCTGTCCCGGAAGAAGATTGGTCCGAGTATTTTGTCGCCAAGAACCCCTCGGATTCCCCGGAGGGAACAGACGACAAGAAAGAGAAAAGTCTATATTGACCTTTTTCCGAGAGTGTGTGGGCAGAGAATTTAGCACCTGCAACAAGCAAGCCTGTAATCTGGTCTTGGATATTTTTAGATGCCCGTGTAAGCCCGAAATCGTTCTCGTTTGCAGAAGAGCTTAAGTATCTAATGCCATCTCTGGCCAGATACATAATATCCCCGCCAATCTCACAAATAGTCCCGCCAGCAATACAACCAGTGTTAGTTGTGACGGGGCTCAGGGTGAAGTCACTGACAGAATTACCCGCCAGCACTTGAATACTGTTTTCACAAAAGATAAAAAGCTGGTCACGGAACACAGCCATCCCAGTGATATTCTCAGACAGGTTAACAGCCCCAGCACCAATAGCTACATCAAAGCTTTCAGAGAAGGGGGCCGTAAATGTCAACATTCTCCCCGTAGAGAAGAAGATGTGGGATTTGAACACCTTCACGAAAGATGCCCCAATAGCATCAGAGGGAACCCCGGTCATATAGGCAAGTGTCTTAGCAGGGTAGTCAAACACCATTGGTGTATTTACCCCATCTACGATAACAAATTTCTTCGTCCCATTAAAGTTATAGGTGTCTGAACGTAGGAAAGAGCCTCCGGTTGAGACAGAAATAAGCTTAGTAGACCAAGCTCCGCCAGAGCTGTAGAAGAGCCTGCCACCCCGTTCAGCTAAAGCTTCAGATTGACTGAGGGTGACAACACCACCAATTTGAGCGGGTCCAAGAGGAACTTGGGAAGCAGAAAACTTGCTGTAGCCTTGAATACGGGAATAACCCCCTTTTACGTCAGGCTCAAAATTCTGTAGGTGAATTGCACTTCCGGGAAGACTGGCCCCCTGTTCAAGCTTCCCCATTGTGGAAATCAAACCACCTTCCAATTTAATGGGAAAGGTTGTCCAGTTAGTAGCCATCTAAATCCCCTTAGGAGCGAATAACCGTAGAACGGACATATTCCGTCCGGTTCATAAAAATCTTTCGCATATCTTTGACACCGTTCTCAAAGAGCTGATTAGCTGCCCCCGCCTCCTCTGTAGCTCCCCGGAAGATGTAAGCATGATACATAGCCCCTTCCAGAATTACCCAACGGAAATTGTCAGGAATGGAGGGCTCTTCGTCCCAAGCAACCATATCTACAGGGAGCTTGTAGTATTCGTAGACAAGGGTGTATGCTTGGTCAGGGGGAGGGGAGAGGGTGAAAGAGAGGTTACGATTACGAATGACGTATTGAGGGACATCAGCATAATCAGCGGGATTAAATTCTTCATCCCCCCTTTCCTGTAGCCACTCCTCATAATCCATCACTTGCAATCGTGTCGTGTTGTTATTAAGGGCGTCTTCCCCCTTAATACGAAATGTGTCGTATGCGACGCTCTTAGCGTCTGCTGGGTGGGTGTAGACATTCTGATCCACAACCACAACCTCTGTCTGCTTTGTGTGGTTAAAAGGCCACTCAAACTCTTCCCGGTTGATCCGGTTAATCGCGGAGTTGACATATGCCTTCACATCAGCATGAAACCCTGAAGCACCTGAAAAGGTGGCTGAGGTGAGCGGAACCTCGTTCAAACGGTGACAAACATCGTTCACAAGCTCAAGAAAAGTGGACATCGAAGCTCCGTTAGGTAAAGAAAAAGGGAAGGAGGGGATTCCCTCCCTCCCTTCTCAGAGATTAGGCCACGTCACGCCCAACAATGGTGGGGATACGGGGCGACTTATCACCTTCGACCACAACCACTGTCACACGAACTTTGCCGTCCAGACGAGTAGCTGTAGCACCCAACACGTTGACATCCAGACCACCAGCAGGCACCGTGTAGGGCAGGGCAGCAGGGACAGTGGCAGCATTAGTGCCAGCAACAGCGGTAGAGGCCAGCGTCCCGGTGAGGGTTGTAGTCCCCACACGACCAACGACAGTGCCTGTGCCTGTGCCAGCAGCAACTTGTTGCACGTTCATCGACAGCACCATGGCACCAGCCGGGAGAGTGCCCAGCGAGATGTCGTCGGTAGCAGTCGTCATAGTAGCGTCGGTCGAGAAGTCCAGATAGAACTCCACAACACGGGCAAGAAACTTATCACCAGCGTCAAGACGACCTGTGGTGTTCCGCTTCGAGCTATTCAGAGAAGCCATTTAATTTCCTTTCAAGGCTCAAAGGGAGGGGCCATTATAGCCCCTCCACAGGATTAGGCC